GTGCTTTCATTTCAGACGAACCAAAACCCCAATTAATAACTGAATAATGGCAGACGTACAAAAGGATATAGTATTACGAGTTAAGAGTGAAACCGACCAAGCCACGGGGCAATTCAAGAACCTCAAACAAGAATTAAAATCGATTGAGGGTGAACTTAACAGAATGGCAACCGCAGGGCAGACGGGAACGGATGCTTTCAAAAAGTTGCAACAAAGAGCAGGTCAAGTTAAAGACCAAATTGGGGATACCAAGAACGCGATTAAGGCTTTGTCATCCGATACTTTTAAGTTGGATGCGTTTGCTCAGGGTGCGCAGGGTATTGCGGGTGGTTTCGCAGCTGCTCAGGGTGCGATGGCGTTGTTTGGTAGCGAGAATAAAGCGGTTGAGGAAGCGATTAAGAAAACACAGGGAGCAATGGCATTGCTCCAAGGTGTGACGGCTATCACAAACATTCTTCAAAAAGATAGTGCGTTTTCGTTAAACTTTTTAGGAAAAGCACAAAAGGCGAATGCGGTTGCAACGGATACAGGCACCAAAGCAACGAAAGGATTTTCAAAAGCATTAACAGCTACAGGAATTGGTGCGTTGGTAATTGGTTTAGGTTTGCTTATTGCAAACTTTGAGGATGTTAAAAAGGTTGTGATGAACCTTTTAAAACCGTTTGATGGAATTATCGCAAAGGTTAGGGATTTTTTACACACCATTTCTTTCGGGTTGATTGACGATGCCAGCACCGCAAAGACAAAAGAGAATGCCGAAGAATCTTTGAAGGCTATTGAAAAGGTCGCAAAGTACAACCAAAGCATGGAAAAGCAAATGCAACGGAATATCGACCTTGCAAAAGCTAAGGGGAAAAACGATAAGGAAGTATTAAAACTTGAAAAGGAATTACTTGATTTTCGTTTGAAAAATAACTATGCAGAACAATATGCTATTAAAAATAAAATGGCGTTAGGTACTGCTACCGATGACGAAAAAAAGAAACTATTTGAACTTGTTGAAAGCGCACGTGACTTGGTGAAGGATCGTGAATTACTTGACATCAATTACCAAAATGGTGTTAAAAAGAGGAATGAGGAAGCACAAAAAGAGAAAGAAAAAAATGATGAATTAGCGAAAAAGGAAAGAGAAAAAAACGCAAAAGAACAACGTGACTTCGAGGACTCTGAAAGAGAAAAATCTAATGAAGCAGATCGTGTTTATTTTGAGGGAGTAATTGCATCCGAAACAATCGCAAAAGATAAAAAGTTAGAAATCGCAAAAGACCTTTATTTGCAAGGTGTGATTAACGAAAAAGAATACAACGATACAATTAACAAATTAAACGAGGAAGAAAAGAAATTAGAAGAAGAGGAAAGATTAAAATCACTTGAAGCGAATAAGGTTTATTTCGATGGTGTAATTGAATCGGAAAGGATTAAACTTCAACAAAAATTAGACCTTGCAAAAGAGTATTATGAAAAAGGAATAATTAGCGAAACGGAATATAACGAAACAGTTAATAAGCTAAACAGTGAGGCTTTTAATAAACGGTTACAAACTTTTAATGAATGGACAAAGGTTGCAATTGATGGCCTGAATGCCCTTTCTGATTTAAACGAAGCATTTGCAAAAAAAGATGTTGATAGTCAAAGAAAAGCATTTGAAAGGGATAAGAAATTTAAAATAGCTTCTGCTTTAATTTCAACGGCTCAGGGTATTACAGGTCAATTAGCAGTTCCACAAGACCAACTGAGTGGAATGAATTTCGTTAAGGCTGGAATTATACTTGCAACGGGTATCGCACAAATCAAAAAGATTTCGAGTACAACATTCCAAGGAGGTGGGAGTGCAAGTGGTGGCGGTGGCGTTGGTTCAGTACCTCAGCCCTCCGAAATGGCTACAACTACACCAACGATTGGAAGTACCCAACTGCAATTAGATGCTCAGGGTAACCTTCAACAGCAATCGGTTAGAACCTACGTACTTGAAACCGATATTTCAGATAAGCAAAAACGCTCACAAAGATTACAAAGAACCGCAACATTAGGAAAATAATATGAATACTTACAATGATTTACCCGTTTACTCGCTTGTAGTAAACGATGAAGAAGGAACAGGTGTTGACTTTGTCGCACTCGTTAACGCTCCTGCAATCGAGCGCAATTTCCAAGCATTCAACAACCGTGTGAAGTTCACCGCTAACGAAGACAAAAGGTTCGTCACAGGTCCGTTAATGATTCCAGATTCCATGATTTTCAGACGTGACGAAAAGTTTGGCGAGTACTACGTAACATACACCACTGAAACGATCAAGAAGATAGCGGAAAAGTTTATGCAAAACCAGTACATTTCCAATGTCAATACCGAACACAAAACACCCGTTAAGGACGTGTTTATGATCGAGTCATTTATTACCGATGCAGATCGTGGTATTGGTTCGCCAAAAGGTTTCGAGGATTGCCCCGAAGGTACTTGGTTTGGCACTTACAAAGTGAACAACGAAGACGTATGGAATCAAGTTAAGGATGGAACGTTCAAAGGGTTCAGCGTTGAGGGGGATTTTATTCACGCACCTTTCCAATCCTCAAAGCAACTACCGTTAGAAGTGATTTTGATTGACGAAATTCTTTCGATGATATAATTTTTTTGTCACTTTTTTTTACCCTCCCATTCTATGAACATAAAACTTTTATCACATGGATATTAAAGCTGAATTGCTAAAAATTAAAAGCTATCTGATGTCGACTGAAGTTACCCCAACCGCCCAAGAGTTCGCCATGTACGACCTTGCAAGTGGTGGTCAAGTATCGATCAACGGTGAAATCGTTGTAGGTGCGGAGGTAATGGTAATCGATGCAGATGGTAACGCAGTTCCTGCTCCCGATGGTGAGCATGAATTGGTAGGTGTTGCTAAGATCAAAGTCCAAGGCGGAAAGATTGTAGAAATCATGCCTATGGAAGAGGAAGCGCCCGTTGAAGTAAATATTGAAGCAGGTGAGGAAATGGCCGAAGCAATGCCAATGCCCGATTATGCAAAGGAAATGCAAGCTATGACTGATCGCATCACCAAGTTGGAGGGTATGTGTTCCGATATGATGACAAGAATGGAAGGAATGGGTAAAGCTACTCAAGCCATGACTGCCGTTGTTGAAGAGGTTGCAAGCCGTCCAACTGCCGAGGTTTCCAAGCCTATTGCTTTCACCTACTTGAATCCAAAGGAAAAGCAAAACGATAAATTCACAAATCTTTTAAACGCATTAAAATAAACAAAAATGAGTTACAATTTAGCTGGGTTAAGTACTTATACTAATCAACAAACCCTACCCCTAATCACCAAGTCGTTATTCAACGCACGTACCATTTCTTTAATCAACAAGCAAGTTGGTGTAAAGTATGTTTCTTCTTTGAACTTGTTAGATACTACAACTGCCTTCACTTATGGCAATAGTTGTGGATTTGACGGTTCAGGAAACACAACCGATTTCACACAACGCAATTTGACTGCGGTACACGTAAAGGTTCACGAAGCAATGTGTCCTAAATCTTTGGAGCAGTATTGGATGCAAACGCAGTTGACTGCAGGTTCACGTCCTACAACTATTCCATTTGAGCAAGTTTACGCTGATCAAAAAGTTGCTTCTATTCAAAAGGCTTTGGAAACTGCTATTTGGACATCAGATGGTACTGATGGAACTAACCCAAATGGTTCTATCGTTGGGTTTGCTAAGATTTTCGCTGACGCTTCCGTTTCGAACTTGAACACTATTTCATTTACTTCAGCTTCTTTGAATACGGCATCAAATGCGATTGTTCTTTTGAATACTATTGAGAATGGTATTTCAAACGATATTCGTGGTTACGATGACGTTGCTATCTTTTGCGGAATCGATATTTTCACTAAGATTAAGCAAGGTTTGGTTGCTACAAACTACTTCAATATTTCTTACTTAAATGGGGTTGAAAATTACGAATTGACGTTGCCAGGTTCTAACATCAAGTTGTATGGTGTTAATGGATTGAACGGAACTTTTGATCTTTACGCAGGTCGCACATCGCACATGGTATTCGGTACTGATTTATTGAACGAAGAAGAGCGTTTCGAAATTTTCTACGCTAAGGAAAATGATCAAGTTCGTTTCGTATGTGAGTTCAAGGCAGGTGTTCAACTTGCTTTCCCTTCACAATGCGTTCGTTTCATGATGGGATCGTAATCGAACGATTGAAGAATTAACCGAGGGGTGGGTGAAATCGCCCACCCTTTTTTTTTAACACAAATAAAAAAATAAAGATATGAGTTGCGCATTAACCGCAGGTTATTCACTCGCTTGTAAAGACAGCGTTGGTGGATTAAAAAAAGTTTACATCGATAACTTTGAAGACGTGGACTACGGTGCCGTTTCAAATGGTGCTATTTCAACTGCTACAGGTGGTTTCTTTGAATTTGAATTGCCAATGAACACGGCACAATTCACCGAAACAGTTACATCGAGCGTTGAAAACGGTACTACCTTTTATCAAACCGAACTTTCAATCGTACTTCCTAAATTAACAGCTGAACTTCGTAATCAATTAAAGCTATTGGCGCAAGCTAAATTAGCCGTAATTGCTACCGATAGAAACGGTGCTCAGTGGGTTATGGGCTTGGAAAACGGAGTTTATTTGACTACTGGAACTTCCGCTACTGGAACTGCGATGGGTGATTTAAAC